AACCTGGAGTTACGCTAGTCGAGTCAAACTGAGTGGTTCCACTAAAACCACTTTTATCATCTACGCTTCCAGTGCCAAATGAATCGTATGACATTTATCTGATCTTTGTCTCTCTAGCGTCTCGCATGCAGGCTTTGCCCATACCACGAACATATTTGCCATCTTTTGCTGTAACAACTTTCTTATCGTCGCCACGACGCTGTAGCTTTGCAGAACGCTTGGGAGCTTTTTCCATGTACTTTTCTAGCTTCTCTTCACGCTCTAATGCTTTTTCCGCAGCCTCGTGGTCAAAGCCACCTTCCATCTCAAATCTATCATCTGCATTGGGGCGTTTCTTTGGGCCAGTGATTTTTACTGACTTACCTTCTTTAGCTTTCAGTTTCATGTTCGTATCATCTGACGCAATCTGGTCAGCCTTCTTCTGGTTCTTTTTCATTTTGTCTTCGCGCTTCTGAATACGCTCACGAGCAGCATTGAGTGCCTTACTACCAGAATCAGATGTATTTCTACCCATCTCGATAAGCCTCTTTGCTTGTTTATATGTAATGCCGAGATCGTCAGCGAATTGTTGTATCCGTGCCATGTCCCTATCCTACACTATTTTTCGTGGTTGAGCCAGACTGCAAAAGCACCTGTCATGGCACCTGTGACAACACTAACGAGGGCGGCCTGCTCTGCCGTCGGGTTTGATAGCGTCATAAACCACTCCACTACCCGCCAAGCGGATATTGACATCATAATCATCATCAAGCGGGGAAGTATCTTCCACTTGAGAAATCTTTCCATCGTCAGTTCTGCCATCTTCTTTTTCCTTAGTTAGCATTACTTCTTCCTAAATTTATCAAGACCTTTTATCCCAAGTGCGGCACTACAAACCATAAAAACAAGGTATTGATACCAATCAGGAAGCTCATTGAGCCTATCGAATCCATTCTTCACCACTCCTTCCATGCCCGGTATGAACACAAGAACAACAGGTATAAGAACTATAACGGTAACTACTTCGTCTTTCCAAGAGCCTTTTGTGCTCTCAGCCATAATCAACTCCCACTTGCTGTCGTGGGTAGCTGCGGTCTTCATTATCTCAGCTTTTGCTTCTGCCTCAGTCTGAGCAAGAGTTGCCTTCGCTTTTTGCTTGGATACCTGGCCTTCAACAAATGAACCTGCCAGTGATGCAATGGGGCCAATAAGAGCTTGAAGCATTTACTTACCTTTAAATCTGTGTCTGAAGAAAACAATTAAGTTTATCGCTGTATTTAACGTCACCATTAACACTAACCAGTACTGAAGTTCTATCGGCATCACTGTCCACGCTTCAGGTCAGCCTGAGTGTCAATACGATATACGTTCACCAAGTTCCTGTCTTCTGCAATTTGTTCCTGCAATCTTTGACGCTGCTGTGCTAAGTCGTAAGCCTGCATCAGCTTGGCCTGATCAATCTGGAAGTCCATGGCATCGTTCATAGCCTTGCGCTGAATCTCCTGCGTATCGTTCTGCAATTCCTGCTGGCGGATAGCTACAAGCGGGTCAGGCTGTTGTGGTGGTGACAACAAAGGTGCCAACTGTTCTGTGGTGTCAGCAATTTGCTGGGCAACCGCAGCTTCCAACGCAGCCGGGTCAATCTGTGGTACAACCTCACCCTGCATCTGTGCCTGCTGAAGCACACCATTAAACATTTCCTGCACCAAATCACGAGCATGCATAGCCACGTGTTCCTGCACGTGCGCCTGCAACATCATAAATGCCTGCGGGTTGGTAGCCGTAGCTGGCTGCTGCAACATGGCAGCGTGAACGCGAATGTGTGCCATGTGGTCTTGAGGCGGGAAAGCCTGCAAGGGCTGACCCATCAACACCTTGGCATTCTCCGTGCCGGGGTCCATCGGGGCTGGTGGCTGTGGCGGCGGCAAGATATTGTCAATGTTCTTAATATCCAGCGCGTCATACATACGACGGTAAGCCTCATACATATTGTGCATCTGCGGAGCAGCCTGCGCCAACTGAAGCTGTGTCTGTGCCAGCGACAAACGCTGCGCCATCGAAAAGATTGATGGGTCGGATACTGGGAGAACGTCTACCCGCCCATCAAAGTCTTGCGCCATAATATTGGGGTCAATATTCTGCGCTATCATGTATGGATAAGGTACAGGATTGTTTGCAAATATCTCGGCAAGCAATCTAAATTCTGACTTCTGAGCGTAATGCAACCGCTTGTGGATGCTGCTGATTACCTTAGAGCCTTGCTCAATCAGGGCAACGGTGGTTCCGACGGGTGCTTGTGCGTTGACATCGGCGACCTTAGAATCGGCAACTTGGGCGAATCTTCTTCCAGAATCGACGACAACGCCCAGTAATTGAGCAAGTGTACCAGAAGGTTCCTTGTATGGGAGGGGTATAATAGCGTTCCGAATATCACCGCCGGGAGCATCAAGATCACGAAACTCGCCAGGATTAACTGGCTCATCATCGTTCCTAATACGGACGCCACGCGCCTTAAACCCACCCGGCAAATTCGAGAGAGTTCCAGCATCGATGAGTTGTCGTAAAATGGATGTGGCCGCACGAGACAAACCCCCAATCATATGTAATAGACCAAAGCCATAAAAGCCAAAGCCCGGTAAAAACTTGTAATGAACAAAGAACTGACGCTTACGACGAAGCGGATCCATCTCACGCCAGTTACGGACTATCGATAAAATCTGTCCAGAAGCCTCGTCCATAGTGACGATATACGGAAGCTTGATACCTGTTGGCTCCCCTTCCGCATCCATATCCTCAAATCCCTCAAGGTCCAAGTCCACATGCACCTCATGCAATGTGTACATCTCGTCAGAATAACCCGGACGCAAACCTTGAATCTCGTCAGCCTTGCCACGTATGGTAGAATCAGACTCATCATCTTCAGATATAGATAATGATACATCACGGTAAATACCTCCTACCTGCATCTTGCGTATATCGTTATACGTCATACGTACAACATGGGTGTACCGCTCCGCTGTAGCTAAGTCAGTAGCACTATACGGCACGACTAAATCTTCAGCCGGAACAAACTTCGACACAGCCCTCTGACGAATAGGGTCAAAGTAAATCTTCTTAAACGTCGAACCCGTAATAGGCAAATAGAAAAGCATCTGGTCAGTGTCAAGGTCATACTCTTCCATAACCTCAGTAACCTGATAATTCATAAAGTCCTTGACCCGCTGCGCCTGGTCCTCAACTTCCTTGGACTGCTGACCTACTATCTGCGTCTTAATAGGACCGCCAGGAGGTAACATCTCCTTGTAAGCCTGCGCTTGGAACTGAGTAACCGCCTCACTCAATAACGGATGCGTTACACCACTCGCACCCATGAACGGCTGTGAACGCTCCTCGTAATTAATACCAAGTAACGTCAAACCATTGGCAATAGCTTCTTCCCACTCGTCACGAGAACCCCTGTCCTCATCAACCTGAGATCCAAGGTCCGAGGACAAAGCTCCAAGTATCGAGTCGTCTAATACTTCAGCCAAGTTCGCATTGTGGTCGTACTCCTCAACCTCAACTTCCATGCCCTGCTCTTCACCCAACATAACGACATTGGGCGGAAGCTCATCTTCCTCGAACAACGGAACTTGAATCTCAGCACCTTGGTCCACGGACCGTGGACCGCCAGCACCCATTGCTTCTTCGACCATCCCGGCCAGAGGTTTAGGAGGTAATGCCATTACTTCTTTCCTTTGTATGTGCCACCACACTTCTTCTTGGTGGTGCCTTTGGTGCTACCCTTCTTGGTATCACTGCCAATCTTCACTGTACCAGGCTTTGGTTTCATATATATACCCTTGGTATATTCGTTTAGCAAATGACCTGCTAAGTCGTATTTAAATGGATCGTTAGACATTATTCAAACATCCCTAGTAGTTTTTCCATGATTCCCGGTTCGGCAGGTTCATACTTAAAGGAACCTTGTAACGCCTGTGGGGGGACGCCACGTTCTTTTAATACAGGCATAGTAGCTTCGTCCGCTTCTCTTAAGGCAGTTGGCATAGAATGAGGGTATTTTTCAGCTATTTTTAAATCTTCTTTTACTGCTAATGGGACTCCGCGTTTAATTGCGGAACGTACCTCCATCGCATCCATCGTTTCTTCTTCTGGCAGGGTATTAAATTTATACCCCCTGTTCTCTAACACTCGTGCCCCTAAATGGGCCAACTCATGCATCAAAGTAGATAAGCCTTGCCTTGGCTCAGTGTACCTTTCTTTGTTAGGAAATGCTAACTCTCCGTCTTTGGTTCTAGCAATACCTTGCTGAAAATACACTGTGGATCCTTCAGACCGAGGCAGCAATGATGTGATGCCTTGCTCTCGTAGTTGCTCAGATGCCAGGAATTCATGCTCTTGATTTGGACCGAGCTTGGTGGAAGGAACCATTTGACCGAAAATGGTGTAAGGAGGAGCAGTATCATAATCCCCAACAATATAAGAAAGTATTTCGCCACCTTTTCGTCCATCTACTTCTTCTCCTCTTTCAATTATGTCAAAGCCAAGCCTTGCCAAAGGATTGTCAATTAAATATGGGTCAAGCTCTGCCCGTAGCTCAAGTAAAGCCATTTGGTCAAGGTGCTTCTTGGTCTTCTCGTCAAGCTCTGGAACCTTAAGCTTGTCTTTCTTAAGGTCCTTCTTGACTTGGTTTAACACACTTGATGTCGGATATTTGGCAGTTTCAGCCATTAGTAATACTCTCTTTTGCGTGGCGGCATGTCATCTTCAAACTCTTCGCCGTCCAGTCTGATAAAACCACCCTGACGAAAACGCATCAGAGCCATGGTCATACTATCACAAAAGTCATCATGGTCGCCATTAGGAAATGAGGCAACCTCCTCGATAACTTCATCAGCAAATTTTTCCCCTTCAGGATACCACACTTTTCCCGATTCAAAAATAGGAGATACTATATGCATACGGGCAGTCTTGTCTAATCCGCCCCCACCCTTCCGGCGACCGGGGGCAAAGGTGGCAACAGGGAGGTTCAGTAACCTCATTTCATCCGCCAATGGCTGACCAGAAGCCTTCGCCTCAATCAACATCAACTCTGGGTCCCAATACTCAAACTCTTCTCGCGCTATGGTTTTAAGC